TGATGGTGTGGCGATGACGGGTACCGGTAATCCGTTCCTGATGTCGTACTTCACTCAGACCACTGACGGCAGAGTGAATCTGATGCATCACAGGAAAGCCGGAAACACGAAGCTGGGGGAGTTCGGCGATTACGGTAACGACTGGCAGACGCTGGAGCTGGTGTTCACCGCCGGCAGTGCCACGGTTACTCCGAAACTGAATGGAGTGGCTGGCCCGGCATTCCAGGTTATAAAAGACAGTCTGACACTGGGACTGAATGCGCTGACGCTGACGGATGTTACAAAAAATGCAGCGTATGGCGTTGAGATAGAAAGTCTGATGCTGGAGATAAATGCACCGGCAGCATAATAAAAAAGCCAGCGCCCACTCTGAAGGACGCTGGCTAAAACGGGTAGATGTACTTCACATGATACTTATATTTGGCAGTACATTTTCTGACAGACAGTGACGGATGTTGTCAAGATATTGTGTCATTTATAACCTGAATCAGGGGTTGGTCGGAATGTTATCTGGCATTTTTAGCAGAGCCTGAATGCCATAATCACGGCTCCCGGAGTTGGCCGTCAGTGGGTGACACTGGCGGCTTTTTGTTTTCCTTTACTTTCATTTTCTGTCGGCGGTGACGGAGACATACATCAGATGGAAAAAATCACAACGGGTGTGTCATACACCACGTCAGCGGTGGGGACGGGATACTGGTTACTGCAGCTGCTGGACAAAGTCTCTCCGTCCCAGTGGGTGGCAATAGGTGTACTGGGGAGTCTGCTGTTTGGCCTGCTGACGTATCTGACTAACCTGTATTTCAAAATCAGGGAGGACCGCCGTAAGACGGCGCGGGGAGACTAAAGCGATGAAGAAAAATACGAACTGGTTGTTAAAGAGATAAATAATTACCCGGATAAGATTGCTGTTACTGTGGCACTTGAAATTGGCGGGCATCCGTCGTTGTTGTTGCCACATGTGGCGATTAGTCTTGACCGTACTGAAGGTGCCACGCTGGAGTTCTACGAAGCTGAGGCGAAAAAACAGGCGAAGCAGTTTTTCATGGATATTGTTGCCGGGTTATGCGAAGGGGATGAACCGTCACCGGAAAAGCGCCCCGTAATTTTAGATGCGCAGGATGTATTGATAACCTACAAAGGAAAGCTACCGGGAAGAATTACTTGTTCTCTGAAGATGCCGCCGTCAACACTGCGGTCAGAAAAAGATGATGTTGAATCGCGTATTGAAAAACTGGAGTGCTATATCGCTGAATTGAAAAAAAGCACCCCAACAAAAAATGAGGTGCTTGCAGCAGACGAAATGAAAGAAGCTATTCCTGATCGCGCGGCGAATCTAAGCTGCGCTTCATGGTTGAAAGAGCATCTTCAGCAGCCTGAAAAAAAACGCCGCGATGAGCAGTTTGCTGCGTTTTACGATTATTGCCGGAAAGTGATGAGCAGAAATCTCGCAGAGTGTTTCAGTATTCATAATGATAATTTCAGTGACCTGGAATGGGAGTGTAACCGGCCATCCTTTGTTGTATCCGGTGATGCTGGGAAAATAACCATCTCAGAAAATGGAAAAGTAACACCGCCATCGCACCAGCATAGTGAGGAGCTCATTGAATTTGCCATTGATTACCTGAAGAACAATAAAAAGCAGGGGCTGATGAAGCGCGTTGGCCGTTGCATGGGATATCTGCAGATAGCTGCTGAGATTGAAGCGCTGGCCAGTGGTGCGGACAAGGATGCAGTTGTGCGGGAGGCTCTTCTTCGTGATTTTGATAATCCGCCCTTTAAAAAAGTGCCGGCTTACTGGCTTCATCCGGGGCTGACTTATCTTAAAGTGCGTATTTAGTGGGCCAGGGACAGCGGCTGAATATTTAATATATCCATGAACACCAAAATCAAATACGGCCTGTCGGCTGCCGTTCTGGCGCTGATTGCCGCTGGTGCGTCTGCGCCTGACATTCTCGACCAGTTTCTGGATGAAAAGGAAGGCAATCACACCACGGCATACCGTGATGGTGCAGGTATCTGGACCATCTGCCGTGGTGCCATCATGGTGGATGGCAAACCTGTCGTTCCGGGCATGAAGTTGTCGAAGGAAAAATGCGACCAGGTTAACGCCATTGAGCGTGATAAAGCGCTGGCGTGGGTGGAGAAAAACATCAAAGTGCCATTGAGCGAACCCCAGAAAGCGGGGATCGCGTCATTCTGTCCGTACAACATTGGTCCCGGTAAGTGTTTCCCGTCGACGTTTTATAAACGAATTAATGCAGGTGATCGCAGGGGAGCGTGTGAGGCGATTCGCTGGTGGATTAAGGACGGTGGCAGAGACTGCCGTATTCGTTCAAACAACTGCTACGGTCAGGTATCCCGTCGTGACCAGGAGAGCGCGCTGGCGTGCTGGGGTATCGACAGATAAGCAGAATATTTTGCTGAAAAATAAAGCATGGCCACGCGGGCGGATAACATGAAATCCTGCGAACTGGCGAAACGTAAGTGAATAAAAGTAAAAACCCCGTTTGTTGGCACCAAGCGGGGTTTTGTGTTTCCTGACTCCGGAAAAGTCAAAGGAGAAAGTGTGTTTGATTTTAGCAAACTGATTCGGGAGATTCGAGTGATGGCTGAAAAATTATCCACCTGGAAGTTCATTCTTATCTGGCTGGTGTTTGTGATTATGGCCTCCGGTTATTTCATCGGTCAGATACGCTGGTGGTGAAATGAACCGCGTACTGTGCGTGGTCATCATTGCCCTGCTGGTGGCCTGTGGTGCGCTTAGTCTGGGGCTGAATCATTACCGTGATAACGCCATTACCTACAAAGCCCAGCGCGACAAAAATGCCAGAGAACTGAAGCTGGCGAACGCGGCAATTACTGACATGCAGATGCGTCAGCGTGATGTTGCTGCGCTCGATGCAAAATACACGAAGGAGTTAGCTGATGCGAAAGCTGAAAATGATGCTCTGCGTGATGATGTTGCCGCTGGTCGTCGTCGGTTGCACATCAAAGCAGTCTGTCAGTCAGTGCGTGAAGCCACCACCGCCTCCGGCGTGGATAATGCAGCCTCTCCCCGACTGGCAGACACCGCTGAACGGGATTATTTCACCCTCAGAGCGCGACTGATAATAATGCAAAAACAACTTGAAGGGGCACAGCTATACATTCGAGAGCAATGCCTCAGATAAAAACCGGCCAAGGATAATCCGCTGAAGATTCGCCGGTGGCTAAAGTGTGCCAAGAGTTCAATTTACGCAATTACTCCAGTCGATGCTATGCACCGTCTTTGTGAAGTCAATGGATACCTGATTTATTTCTGTGCGCTGTATCGTCGCTGTACTCTTGCATTAATTATGACTGTAGCCTGACGGGGAACTCCTTCTGCACAAGTGTGGGGGAATAATCAAAAACGATGCACACCGGGGTTACCGGGTACACATATTTCATCATGCCAGCGAGTCCGGTTCTGGCACGGAAGAAACCGGACGTTATGATTTAGTGCGGAAATATTTGTGTAGTGTTCTGAATGTTCTCAGTAAAGAGTAATGAATTATCAAAGGTATAGTAATACCTTTTGTTTTCGTGGATATTTGTAATCCATCTGAAAACCCCTGCTGTAGCAAGATTTTTCCTGTATTCGTAAAATGATAACTCTCCTGATTTGAATCCTTTTAAGGTGGCTTCTATAAGGCATTTATTTTTTGAAAATCTTACATTTACAACCTTACCCTGTCCTTTTATTAAAACCGTATTATCGTTTTCAAGAACAAGATGAATATTCTCTGTGGCTAAATAGTAAATGTAATGTGAGACATTGTGACGTTTTAGTTCAGAATAAAACCAGTGATAGTTTAAATTATTTCGCACTTTATCGAATATTTGTTTAAAAATGGCAACCTGAGCCATTGTAGTACCTTCCATGTGATATGAGGGGGCGTAGTCTGCACGATTATCTAAATTGCTTCAATCTGGTCTGACCTGTTTTCTGAGCAATTCAGTAATGTCACTCTTTTCTTTGTTTGCTTCAGGCGAAACTCTTTTTACTGAGCACAGTCTCCGGCGGCAGGCTTCAATGACCCAGGCTGAGAAATTCCCGGACCCTTTTTGAACAAGAGCGATGTTAATTTGTTCAATCATCTGGTTTGGAAATCGGATGTTGCGGGTTGTTGTTCTGCGGGTTCTGTTCTTTGATGACATAATGTTTCCCCATATTCAGTGTTGCTGATTTGTATTATCTGAAGTTGCTTTTACGTTAATTTGACGCAGATCAATTAATACGATACCTGCGTCATAATTGATTATTTCTCGTGGTTTGATGGCGTACACACATGTTGTGATAAACCTTATATAGATGATAATTATTATCATTTCGT